CACGGAAGGTTGACGGTGGTCGCGCGATCGGCAGCCCAGAAGCCCGAGGGGCCCAGCATGTAGGTCGGCTCGTAGTGCGCGATCCCGGCCGTGACCAGCTGGTCGTGGATGCGGTCTAGGATCTCCTTCAGCCGGCCGGTGGGCACCAGGTTCAGGCTCTCGACCGGGCGGTCCAGCAGGCCGCGGATCGGGCTCTCCTCGAACAGGGGATCCGGCTCACCGTATTGCCTGGCGATCCTGGCCCAGGTGGCCCCGCCGCGCATGATCATAGCCTTGTCGTCAATGAACAGGTCGCAGGACGGCTTGCCGCCCAGGCCGTCGTCGATAGCGTCGAACGTGCCGGGCAGCTCGCGGTCCACGAAGTCCACCATCTGGTGGTAGCGCGCCCACTGCAGGTGCCGCGAGTCGCGCCAGGTCTTGCGGTCGAGCGGCACGATGCCAGCGCGCACCAGGGGGTTCAGCGCCGGGTCGTACAGGTGCGCACGGCTGGCCCGTCCGGACCACAGGAGCAGCACATGCCCGGCCCGCTTGAGCGAGAGCAGGGCCTCGCGGGCCCCGGGCAGGAACTCGAGCGGCGTAACGACGTCGTCATACGAGCGGTCCTGGCTCACCACCGTGCCGTCGAAGTCGACTGCAATGATCACGCCGACACCCAGGCGCCGTTACGAATCCACCCGTGGTATGCCTCGGCACAGGGCAGGATCTGGGCCGGCTTCTTACGACGGCGCCTGGTCATCGCGCTTCGTTAAGCTCGGTCAAGGACTGCGCGGCCAGGTCGGCCCCGGGGGCGGGCTCCTTTTTCAGCTCGTCGATCTCGGCCTGCGGGTTCTCGATGTTGAAGTCGGCCGAGACGTGCCGGACGGCCGTGCCAAGCGTGATCAGCTTGCCCGTGCGGGCCTGCACGGTTGCCATCACCTTGGCGGTGGTGTCCTTCGGACTGGGCACCGAGAACGGCGGCCACACCAGCTCGATCATGGTGCCGGTCACGTCGCTCAGCTTGCGGTCGACCAGCTGCACGGGCCCGCCATCGGGCTGCGTCTCCACCCTGGGCGGAAGCTGAATCTTGCGCACGATCGTCTTGATTGGCGTGGGCTCGCCGTCCTCGCCGGGCTCGCCGCCCGTTTGGACTGGCGTGGCCAGCATGCGGGCCGCGCGCACCAGCTTCGTCATCAGCGGCACCAGGCCTTTGTCGCCGTACTGCGAGCGCATCACCGAGGCCTTGGCGTGCATGCTGGCGGTGCGCTTATAGATCTCGGCCGCGGTGACCGGCCCGCCCGAGTGGGCCTCCTGGTCGGCCAGCACGCATTCGGCCGTGCGCAGGGCCCGGGCCTCCAGCCGCTCGGACTCGTCCGCTGCCATCTTGGACGCTGTGCCGGTGGTCTCGGCGAACTTCAGGTCGCCGCCCTTCTCGACCTTGATCGCTTCCTTGCTGCCGATCGGGATCTCGTTGACATTGCCGTCGCTCGAGAGCACGGGGGTCGGGTCGGCGTTCCGCATGGTGCCGCCATGGTTGGCGCTGTCCAGCTCGCCTATGCGGTCGAAGTAGTCGTAGCAGCCCAGGCAGTCGGGGTCGCCGTCCAGGTCGTCGCCCACGGGCAGGTTCTGCACCAGCTGCACGGGCACGAAGCCAAAGCCGTGTTTCTTGCTCTCTTGCACGGTGGCCGGGTCGTCCCACTTGGGCTCGGTCATGCCGTCGCCCACGGGTAGCGGCTTCCACAGGATGTCCGTTTCACGGTCGATGCGGCGGCGGTGCCAGTAATACACGTCCTCCCAGGCGCCCGTTTCTTTGTTCTGCTCTTCCCGCGGGTAGTAGAAGCGCTCGTCCAGCGAGATCAGCGACGTAGGGTCGGCGGGGTCCTGCTCGACCGTGCACCAGCGCGCGTCGAAGCACTCGAACACCACGCGGCCGGCAATGACCTTGAAGCCGAAGATCGCGGTGCCCATGCCACCGCCTTTGTTGCGAACCTCCACCATCTTCACCCACAGGCCGTAGGTCTTCGAGACGGCCTGCACCCAGTCCTCGGTGTCGCGGTCGCCGGCTACCTTCCAGATCGGGGCCTGCGCCTCGGAGAACAGCAGCGACGTGAACCGGCTCACGATCGTGTGGCCCAGGTGGCAGGGCACACTCGGCCGGCGGTAGCGCAGCGGCAGCTTGCCCGCGACCGGCGTGGTGTTCATGCCAATGTCGACGTAGCCGCCGGGCAGGCTGGGCGCGGCCACGATCGAAGCGCGCGTGGCTGCGTCGGCGTGCTGGCTACCGTCCCAGTCGACCGAGCAGTCGTCGTGCTGCTGGCACCGGGCATAAGCCCAGTATCGATTCAGCTCGATCTGCCGCCTGGACATGCCAAGGCGCTTGATCCCCTCGTTAACCAGCTGCTGGTCGGCCACCGTGTCCACCACCTTGCGGCCTGCGCCTAGATCTCGAAGGATTCCGTTTCCCATGATGCATCCTACCAATTCAGGAGGTTGAGTGTCACGGCCCCAATTGCGGGCGGGGGCTTGTCGACCTGGCCCAGGCGCTCGCCTTCTTTGGCGAGCCAGCTCGCCATCGCCCGGTCGCCGGTGTGCGCGGGCTTGGGCCGGTAGCCCAGCAGCTCGCTCACCCAGGCCTCGATCTCGGGCTCCATGCTGCCGCCCATGTTGGGGATGATCCACTTGCAGGCGGCGAACTCGGCGGCCATGGCCTCGAACCCGAACGTGGGGTCGGCTTTGTTGCGGCCGGTGGTGTAGGGCACGATCGGGATCGCGGTGCCCGCGTGTAGCAGCTGCACGAGGTAGTCCTGCGCGGCGTTGTTCTCGACCACGAAGATGCACTGAAAGCGGTACGAGTACTCGATGACCTTGGCCATGATCTCGGCCGCCAGCCACCGCCCGCTCTCGACCCACAGCACCTCGCGGTCGCCGTTTGGGTGCACCAGCAGCACGAAGAACACGGTCAGGTCGTTGTCCTGGCCGCGCCCCACACCCAGGTCGACGCCGCAGTAGACCTTGCACCCCCAAGGAACGGCCTTGAGCGCATAGACCGGCCGCGAGCCCTGGCCGTTCTGGCCCAGGCCGCGCCGCATGCAGTCGTCAATCCACGACCGCTTGAACCGACTGCTGCTGTCGTCCCGGCACTCGCAAAACAGCTGGCTCGCGATCTCGCTGGGCAGGATCAGCTCGGCCTTGCGATTCTCGATAGCCTGCAGGGGCCAGCGCTCGGGCCAGCGGGGCGTTTCGTCCGGGTTGAGTATTGGGTACTTGAACCCATGCCATCGGCTGCTCTTGACGACCGTATGCAGAAGGTCCTCGGGGTGAAAGGCGTTGCCCAGGAGCAGGATCCGCCCGGTCTCGGGGTTGATGCGGCCGGGTATGCTCTTCAGGTACCAGTCCAGCAGCTCGGCCCGGCGGTAGGGCGAGTGGGTGTTCTCCCGGTTCACCACGTCGTCCAGAATGGCCTCGTCGATACGAACGCCTTGGATATTAACTCCCACGGCGCCCACGGCAACGCTCGGCCAGCTGGAGATATACGGGCGCTTGACCGTGATCTGCTCGGTGTTCCAGGGATTCCTAGCGTCGGGCCGCAGGTGGGGAAACACCTGGCGCAGCTCGCGCGAGCTTTCGATGTACTGCGAGATCGCGCTCATGATCTTGACGGCCGGGCCGCTGCTGGCGCACACGATGGCGAACCGCAAGGACGGGTTCTGGCCCAGGCGGAACAGGGTGCGGGCCACGGTTAGGTTTTGCGTCTTGCCACTGTTGGCGAAGGCCCAGATCACAAGGCGGTCGTAGGTGTCGGCCAGGTAGTGCCACTCTTCCTGGAAGTAGGCCAGGTCGATCGGCTTGCCCGTGTATTCGTCGCGCATCACGTAGTGACAGAAGGCCGTGATGTTCTCGCGCGCTAGCTGGATGGCGGTGCTCTCATAGTGTTCGTAGCCCTCATCCAGCAACTGGCGTTGCGACAGGGCCGTCACGGGCGCTTCACCCCTATCGGGCCGGCCACGCTGGGGGCCACCAGGTTCCCGGGCAGGGAACCCGCCATACCCATCGGGCCGCGGGGCGGGGCCACGGGCGGAGGCGTCGGGCCGGCCGCTGTGGGCACGGGGCTGTTCGAGGCCTGCGCCTCGATCACGACTCCGCTTTGCGCCGGGCTACCGGGCAGCGTGGGCGCGCGCACCTCGACCCCGCTGATGGCTCGCTGGCCCTGGGTGCGCTGTGCTACCTCCTGCGCCATTCGTACCGAAGCCAGAATGCGGCTGGCCTTCTCCTCGTCGCTCATGATCACGGGTGCGACTTCATGGGTCGTGTGGGTCTGCAGCGGGCCGCCCTGCGGGCCGGTGAACTGCAGGTTCTTGACCGGGATGCCGACGGCATACTGCATCAGCAACTCGGCCATTTCCTTCTGCTGCGGGTGCTTGCTGTTGATGGCAGCCCTGGCCATGGCGTGAATCACCTGCTCGAGAATGGTCAGGGTGACCTTCT